AAGCTTCTAGAGATGATTCTTATGGAAGATTCGGAAGTAAAGCTAAGAAGTCTGGTAAAATAAACAAATAAGAAAATATGAAACCAATAAGCAAAAGTAAAAACAAAGGCTTACATAAGTTAGCTAAAAAGAAACCTGCGTTAGCAAAAAAGTTTGGTTACAATCCAAAAAGAATAGTTGCTAAAAGAGGTGGGAAAGCAAGATAATGGCTAAACTCTGTCCAAAAGGAAAAGCAGCAGCGAAGCGAAAATTTAAGGTGTACCCAAGCGCATATGCGAACATGTACGCCTCTGCAGTTTGCTCTGGTAAAGTCACACCGGGTGGAAAGAAAGGTCGTGCGAAAGCTGCTAATGGTGGCTTGATCGATATGACCAAAATGAGTTTGGTGTAATGGCTGAAAAAGGATTACGATCATGGGTAAAAGAGAACTGGGTAGATATTGCGAACAAGCGATCCGATGGTTCATACCCGAAGTGTGGGCGCAGTGGTGGAGAAAAAAGAAAAAATTATCCAAAGTGCGTGCCCATTGCGAAAGCAAGAGCGATGAGCAAAGGTCAACGTGCGGGTGCCGTAAAAAGAAAACAAGCGGTAGCTAACACAGGACCTAAACCATCTAGAGCAGCAACATTTGCAAAAAGAAAAAGTGCTTACGTAGGAGGATTGATATGAAGATGCAACCTTATAATGGAAGTTACATCAAAGGTAACTTAGGTGGTGTTAAAGTATCTAATCCAAGTTTAGTAAAATATTACGGGGATAAAATTATGCCACGTACAGGTTTTGCAAAAGGCACTATGCCTGCAAGAAATAAAAAAAACTTTCGTCCTACTGAGAAGGGCGCAGGAATGACCCGAGCCGGTGTCAAAGCCTACAGAAGAAAAAATCCCGGTTCAAAACTAAAAACAGCGGTGACTGGCAAAGTCAAACCAGGATCCAAAGCTGCAAATCGACGTAAGTCGTACTGCGCAAGAAGCGCAGGCCAAATGAAAAAATTTCCAAAGGCTGCAGCAGATCCTAACTCAAGACTAAGACAGGCTCGCAGAAGATGGAAATGTTAAATGAGAAATGGACTAATACAAGCGTTAGAAGATAAGTATGAAGCAGAAATATCTGCAGCACATGCTACGATAAACATATACCTTAATAATTCAGTAGGTATTGGTGAGCATCCACAACATTTGATAGAAATAGATAAGCAATTAGATAAAATTGCACAAGCAGAAGAGAAACTAGATGCTTTAGATTCTTTTAGAAAGGGAGATGAATAATGGCTGATTTTGATGAAGGCACAGTAATAATGCAATTACAAAAAGTATTGAAGAACCAATATCAACAAATAGGAGACGCTATGATTGGTGGTGGGGTTGACAATATGGAAAAGTATAAATATATGTTAGGACAGGCGCATGCCTACCAATACATAACAGGGGAAATATCCAACCTGCTAAACAAAGGAGCAAAAGATGACAAAAGTACAATCCTCAGTTTCGGGAACACCAGAAACAAAAATAATAACACCTAAGACAGGATTAGTAGGAGTTAAAAAAGAAAAGGTTCCAATTGAAAAAAAGGAATCAGCAAAGCTACCTCAACCAACCGGTTGGAGACTGTTAGTTTTACCTTTCAAAATGAAAGAGAAAACTAAAGGTGGAATACATATTACAGAATCAACTTTAGAACGACAACAAGTTGCATCGACTTGCGGTTTAGTTCTAGCAATGGGACCAAATTGTTATGATAAGGAAAAATTTCCTGAAGGTCCTTGGTGCAAAAAAGGAGACTGGGTAATCTTCGCAAGGT